GCTTGAGCTCCAGTTGAATCCATAGCCCTTGTTCCTATAGCAATATTAGCTGATACACCATTTTCATTTGCAGAACCTAAGGTGTCTACACCGATTGCAATATTATGGTTTTCGCCTCCATCAGCTGCATCTAATGCTCCGTGTCCTATTATAACATTATGAAATCCAGTTGTTATGTTAGTTGCCGCTTGATATCCTATAGCAATATTTTTATCACCAGTTGTAAGGTCTTCTAATGCTTGAGTGCCAATAGCTACTGTACCCTGTGCCCCTGTATTTGTAGATAAAGAACTGAGAGTAGAACGACCAATCGCAATACAACCATCTAAATCAGCGTGATTTGCAGTAAGCATAGCATCATATCCAATAGCGATATTAAACTCTTCTCCAGAATCAGCAGCTCCAAGAGCGTTAACTCCTATCCCTACATTATAATTACATGCAGCGGCTGCATCCATTGCACTACGACCAATAGCTATATTTTCATGACCACCTGCAATCGCATAACCTGCGTCATAACCCATTAAAACATTACCAGTGCCAGTCATAGTTGCACCGCCACCAGCTCTATATCCAACACCAATATTTTTATGAGCAGTACTAAGACTTCTTAAAGCCTGATATCCTAAAGCTGTATTTGCACCTATATTTCCAGATGACGAATCTTTTTGTTGCTGCAATGATTGAAAACCAACAGCTGTACTATGATTATCATCGGTTACTATTGATAAAGCTTGTTGACCTATAGCTACATTTCCCGCTCCAGTTGTTAAGTCTTCAAGGGCTTGATATCCAATAGCAACAGTTCCATCATCTTCAGCAGCCCCAGCGAGAGCGAATGACCCAACAGCTACAGCCTGAGCTGCGGCATAATTAGTATGACCTCCAGCAGTATAACCAATAAGAGTATTATTTGATTCAGCATCAAATCCATCACCAGCAACACTTCCCACTATCGTATTGTTTGTACCGCTTGTAATTGACAGTCCAGCGTAAAATCCTACAGCCACATTTGCTGTATCACCATCATTTGTAAGAGCTCCGAGAGCGCTTCGACCAATAGCTGTATTATAATCAGAAGTTTGGTTGGCATCTAAAGCTTGATACCCAACAGCTACATTACCAAGACCAGTCGTAACTGCTTTTCCAGCATCTTGCCCGAAAAAACTATTGTTATTTCCACCACTAGCGAGTGCCACACCAGCATCATAACCATATATAGTATTATTTGAACCACCATCTCCTGTGTGATAAACAGAACCAGCGCTACCAACTGCTAATTTTATATCATTACCAGATGTAATAGTTAAATCTGTTCCATCTCCCGATATATATTCACCGCCAACATCATTAAAGTATAGTTTGTTTGTACTTGTTATTCGTACACTATCAGTTGCAAGTGCTAATGCGCTATTTGCACCTACACCATCTTGTATAACTCGTGAATCAGTTGATGTTGCTACTAATCCAGCTGTGTTATCTTCAACATGCAATAACGAATCATATGTATCTGCTATCGTAGTTCCTGCTAAAGTTGCCATATTATATCTCTTTTCATAATTTTATCCTGTATGTTCTTCCCATTTTACATTACTTTCATCCCAATCAAGTTGAGATATGTTCCAAATAACGTCATATACTGACCTTAAAAAGTTTAATTGTGTTCTAAACCAAGTAATCATTATTCTTTTAACGCTACCATATTACTAGCTGTTGTTCCACTTTGCCATACTTGAGTTATTTGTATAGGTAGTATCTGACCACTCGCTACATTACTAAAAGTTATACCAGTACCACTTGTTCCCATATTTACTTTTACATTTCCACCTGTTCCAACATATAACGCATTATGAGTTAAAGAACCATGATTACCGCTATCAATATCAATAGCTACAGCTGTGCCATAAATCATATCAGCTAAAGAAGCTTGTGATGCTTCAGTAGCAGTTTTTATAGCATCAGTATCGGAATCTATAGTAGTAAGTAAAGCTTCATTAGCCGCATGGTCTACGTTAGCTGCTGTCAAAAGAACTTCAATAGCTGCCATGTCTACTTTTATTGCATTTGTATCAGCATCAATTCCAGTTAATAAGACTTCATTTGCAGCGTGGTCAACATTTGCAGCTGTTAACAATACTTCAATAGCTGCTAAATCAGTAACTGCTGGGTCGTCAGATGCTAAAGTTACTCTTTGTACACCACTTGCAACTGCTCCAGCACCACCAACAAAATCTGTTCCTGCTATATTTGCATTTACATTTAAATAATTTCCATCTACAGCATTGTCAATATTATCTAAAGAAGTTTTTATTGCATCAGTATCAGCGTCTATTCCCGTTAGTAAAACCTCATTAGCTGCATGGTCTACATTAGCCGCAGTTAATAGTACTTCAATGGCGGCTGCATCTGTTTCAATAGCTGTTAGTGTAGTTTCTAATGTATCTATTATAGTATCTAATTGACCACCATCTGATATATCTACATATAAAGCACCATCTGCGTTCATTTGAAATGGAACATAATCTCCATCCGCTCCTCCAAGAGCTGCTAATGTATCATTCCGTACACCTAATACAAAATTACCTGTATCAGCACTTGTATGAGAAGAATCCTCTGCGTACTCTGCTCCAGATATAATATCTACCTGTAAAGCAGTTTCAGCAGAGTTTAAAACCTTGTTTAAAACTTCTTTAGTTTGAAATTTCGGAAAAGCCATATTTCTTTCCTTTACCCTCCACCACCGTCACTAAGACAATTATCTAAAATCAAAAGGTCGAAGTATTCTTGAACCTCCAACCTTTTCTCGTTTACGTGTACCAAATTTAACTAATGCATCTTTCCACTTACGTTCATGAGCATTTGCTAAATTTAAACTTGAGGATACGACAGCCGCCTCAGTTGACTGAGCTGCCTTATCCATAAATAATCTTGATTTAACATAATCTACTACAAATAAATGTAGTGAATTATCTATATCTAATGAGTCTGTAATATCATCAACAGCCGTTGGTTCAGCGTAATAATGAAGAAGTAATCCTTCTATTACTGATTCGTCAATAGCTTTTAAATGTCCAAGTTTTGAGTGAACACTTGTTGAATCCGTACCTTTAGTTGTTGTTATTGCAAGATTATCTCCTTGCATAAACCACATAATATCATCTTCAGGATACTTATGATTACTATTTTTAGTTCCTGTTCCTGCCGTTGAAGTAGAAATAGTAAATCCTGTATTAACATCAGAAGCATCTGTTACCGAACCTCTAACAGCATTTGTAATTGTAATAGTTGAACCAGAAGTAACTGAAGCTGAAAAATCAGTTTGACCATTAATAACTCCAGCAACAACTCCCGCTACATCCGCAGCTGATGATACAGAACTAATATCACACTCTAGACCGGTAGATGATAATCCTGATGGTTCAGAATCTCCACCAGCTTTATCTATCCAAACATGGTATGCATTTTCTTCAAAATCAGAACCCATACCATATAATAAAAAATATTCACTTGCGTCTATAGCTGATTTTGCTGTACAGGTTACACTCGTTACTTCTGCTGCTAATGCCATTATACTAAATCCATTTTAAGTGTTTCAGCGTCCAATAATCTTGGAACACGTATATATTCTCCCGCAGAGTCTTTTATAGATACTCTAAATACTTTATTAATCTTTTGACCAGAGCTATCATCATTAACAGTATACCACATTTGGTCTTCTACTAAATCAGTTTTAGCATACTCTACTTTGGTATGATACATACCAGCTTCTACTAAAGCATCATTAATAATATTTAATACATAAGTTTCACCAGCTTCAGGAAATACCTGACGAACTCTCGATAAAACTTGTTTTGCAGTTATAGTATGTACAGCCATTATATAATTAAATCCTCATAATCATAAGTGAAATGTTCCCATTTATCACTAATTAAGTTCCATGCATTAACTAAATCAATCGATGGAGTTACTCCAGAACTTTCTTTATAAGTAATGGAGTTTAAAATTGTTACACTAGACCAAGATGGAGTAGTAATCTCACTTACACTAGTCCATGATGGTGTAGTAATTGTAGTCACCTTATCCCAAATACCAGCCATTATTGTGAAGGGCCTCCCCTCATAAGTTGAATACCTCTATCATAATCAGCTTGTAATTTTGCTTGTTGTTTTTCCATCCAAGTATATTCAGTTGTTAATACAGATAATCTAGCCTGAACTTCACTTGCATTTGCATTGGCCAATCCAATATTATTTTGAGCTTCAGATAAATATGCATTTGCTGTATTAATATAAGATTGTACAGCTTGTACTTTTGCTCCTACTACTGAACTTCTTGATGAAACCTCAGAAGCAAATCCAGATATTTCAGATTGTAAAGCACTAACAGCGGCATTCCAATCTGCGATATGAGATTGAGCTATATTAACACTTGATTGTATAGCTGCCATTGTTGTTTGAGCTTGTTGAACCCTAGCTGACGATAATTCAGTATCTTCATTAGTAATTTCTGCATCTATATCAGCAAAGTTTTGAGCTAAGTCATAATTTGCGTTAGGAAAATCACCATTTATATAACTAATTGCTAAATCTAAAGCGTCATTAACCTTTCTTAGCCCATTTGTTGATTCATATGTATATTCATGCCCAAATAAAGATGGGTCAGCACTAGCAGCTTGAAATTTAGCTACAGCTGCTGCAATTCCATCAGCCGCAGTTTCAATATTACTACCACTAGCAGTATCAGTATAAGCCGCTATTTCAGCAGCTTCTGCCTTAGCTAGTCCAATCTCAGTCGCTGCATTACTAATATTTGTAGCTGTTGTAGTTAATTTAGAAGTAATTGCACTTAATGCACTATTTACATCTGTATTTCCAGCTTTTGCAGCCATAGCATTTTGTAATGATTTAATCGATGCATATAAAGGAACTAAATATTCGTATTGTAATGGAAATGACGCAACTGAATCATCCATAGAATCATGAGTATAAGCAACAGCAGGTCTATTTATTTCTAAATATTTATTAGAAGCAGAGCCTCCATTAGCTAAAGTAGCTGGAAGTGAATTTATTTTTCCATTATAAATATAATATACAGGGTCGGTCTGAGTAGCGGATTCCATATGACCAGTAGCAAATGTACTATCTGCAGCCCTACCAGCTAAATTAGCAGGTATTTCTCTACAAGGATAGAGAACAGTTCCATCTGTTCTTTGCACAGAAAGAACTTGACCTGATTTTAATACTTTAGCCTCACTACCAACGGCAGCACTATTAAATGTATCTTCAGTTGCGCAAAGATATTTCAATCTCTGCGGCATAGCGTTAATAACTTCCATAGCTCCATCAGATAAGAAATCACTTAATTCTGTTTGAGTTGGAGAGCTACTACTAGTTATTGAAAGACTAGTTAATGCTTCTACCTGTGCTTCAAATGATTGCATATATTACTTCTTCTTCTTCTTATTTTTGTTTTTGGATTTTCCGTTTTTGCTCTTCGGTCTTCCACGTTTCTTTCCGTATGTACCTTTTCCGTATGGCATTATTATCCTCCATTTCTTTATTATGTTTTCCTTCTCCTAAAGTACAATTCTTTAATGTACTTAAACCTTTACCAAACCTCATAATGGTCTTACTCCTAAATCTTTTAATCTTTGATTCATAGTATTTCCAGCCATTTTATTTGTACTTTCTTCTATCGATACTTCATTAAGTTCAATATCTGTTCTACTAGAAACTCCTCCACGCATCCAAGAGTTTGTAGTAAATCTTGGTGGATGAGCTCTCTCTCCACAACTTCTACAATAAAACCAACCTCCATCATTTCGATGGTCACAATGTTGACAATTTTTCTTTTTACCCATCTATTACTAATTGCCTACTATTTTTTGAGCTTTATTATGAGCCTGCTTAAATGATTTTCCTTTTCTCATTTCTACAGCCATCATAGATAAATGTTTTTTAGTATGATGAACTTTATGTTTCGACATTTGTCTTTTTTGAACCCTTGTCAATCCATTTAAATTTATATTTTTTAAGTTTTTAGCCATATTAATAATCTATTCTTATAATCTAAAATATAAAAAAATATTAAGCTCCACCAACAACTAAAGTCATAATTCTATCACCACGTAATTGAGTATGAGTAATAGATAAAACTTTATTATTAGTCGAATCCAAGCTTACAATATAATCTTTAATATCTCTAGCTAAAGTTCCCGTATCTGCAGTTTCATCTCCAGGAACTCCTTGATGAATAAATACTTTACATTTAACATTTGCATAAACAGCCATAATTTCTCCGATTTTAAAATTCTTAGTAGATTTGGGGTAAGCCCTTTATACGACCTACCCCACAGTTCTACAAAACTGTTAACCCTTACGGATTAAAGCACAGTGTACTCAATTTGGAATTGATAACGACCAGCATCAAAATTAGACGCGTGATTAATAGCCGTTGTAGTTCCAACATAGATATACTTAGTCGCAACTGGAAGTATAATGAATGGTTGACAATATTGCATCGTAGACGCATTAAAGTCAATATCGACTTCAGTTATACTTAAATTAGCTGCAAGGTTAGGGTCTCTATATGTAACTCCAGCTCCCATTAACTCAACTTGTCCTGTAATCGCTGCGTTAATAGCATCTGTTCCAGCAGTACCAGCATTAATATTACCGACCATAGTAGTTCCAGTAGCCGTAGAAGGCATCCAAATTACTCTTTCGATTAATATTTTTGTTGGGTCTTGATATCCAGATGGTACAGTCACATCAAGTGGGCCACAATTTGCTATTACATCATTGTCAGCAAATGCGGTTGTCGCACTATCTAAAATATCTTCATCTGTTGAACCTGTGTATGTGAAAACCTTTTTAGTTCCACCAAGTTCAGTTACAAACGCTTGTCCATAATTAAAGCCACTATTTTCATTTAAGACATCAGCTCTCATAATTAATCTCCTTATAAGTCTTCAACGACATACATCATGTGAGATTCAGGTAATGTCACTTCAAGACCAGCTTCAGTAAGAATCATGTCTTTACGTAAGTCTTCATCGTCAGACTGAACATTAGTCGTAATATAAGTATCACGATTAACACCATTTCCGACAAGAGGACGATACGCAACTTTACTCATATCAGCAAATAGCATAAATCCACTTGAAATGCCACGGAATAAAGGTTCTTTTACAAGATGCAATGTTCCATGAATAGTCTCGATAGTCATTACCTTATGTCCAAATGCTCCATCCTTAGCTGTCATGTCAACCCTAAATGGGCCATTTCCATGTCCGATTGAAGCATCCATAAATGCACCGTCACCGAGTTTGTTAAAGAAAGTAATTACAGGTAATGAAGCAAGAACAAGTCTGTCTCCGCTTCCACCTCTTGCTGGGTCAAACAATACTTCTAAATCACCAAGTAACAAATCATAAGTAAGATTAGCATTTGCTTCTACTCTTAAATATGGTTTACCAGATGTATAACTTAGAGCAGTTCCGTGAGTTGTTTGAGCTGTCCCATTTTTTAAAATATGACCACATAGCCCTTCTGTATACTGTACGCTTCCCTGACGAGCTTTTTGTGAAAAAAGCATGGCACGTTCAATATCGACCTTATGCTCACGAAGCTTAAGTGCCCAAATACGTTGCCACTCATTAGGATAACCCCTATATTTTGTAGCAATTGCTGTATTTGTCATTTCAGCTGCAGTTTTGAAAATCTGCGTGTAGCCGTAATTGTCGTCTATTTCACTTGACCAAACATCAGGAGAGCCAGTACCTTCAGCATAAGCAGTACCAATCACTTGACAACGGTCATTGTTAGCGATTGTTGCATATCCAGACACTCCACTAGCGGTAAGACTAATAACCTTACCTTGGAAGGTAGTAGAACTACCAACATCTGTTGGAGAACTGTCAACTCGTACCATAACCTGAGCTCCCTCAGCTGTCTCTACCGCAAACACCATCCCTTTGATTAACCAATCAACGGATGCTCCCCCGCTAGTGTCAACTGCAAAACTGTAACTTGTTCCAGCTACAACATCTCCTACAGGTTGACCAGCTATAAGAAAATCTCTGCTAGTCCAGTCAATCTTAGAACGGTCTTCTAAGAAACGAAATACTGAATCATCAGTAGGTACTTTACTTACTTTGCTTAAGTATACGAAAAAGGGCGATTCTTCTGGTGAGAGGTCTGATACTCTGTCGCCAAAATTATATAACCGTCTAACGTCAGGCGTAGTACCTTGAGCACTTGCGTGACTATTTGACGAAGCTTGGACGACATCTGTAGTTTTTACTCCACCTTGAGTAATTGCCATTTTACACTCCTTTTATTGTTTAAGATTTACGGTAATCTTCCATGAACATTTGCTCCCATAATCCCATCCCAAGCTGAATCTTCTTCATTCTTAGGTCGAGTACGAGGGTCTTGCCCTTGTATCGCTCCAGGACTTGGGGGAGCTTTCTTGGAAGCTCTTACCGCTTCAAGTGAGTCGTAAACGCCTTGAGATGCTTTTTTACCGTTGACATCCTGCCAAAGTTTTACAAGGTTATCCAAACCAACATTTTCTTTTGGTTGGGTAACAAATTGTAAGAATTCTTTAACATCATCATCGGGCATCTTATGTACGTTCTTCAACTCATTAATTGTGTTATTCAAGGCAATATTCTCATTCATCTGAGACATATGACCTTCAATAGCACGTGACACCGACTGTTGCTCTTGAGCAACTCTCATTTGATAAGACGGTGAATCCGGCTTGTAATAGGCATCCCAAGGATTAAATTCTTCCTCGGATACCTGAGGCACTTGTTCTTTTTGTTGATTAACAGTTGCTCCCTGAGCGTTCTGTTGCATCTCCACTGCAGTTCCAAGGGCATCTTCAAGTCTCGTCAAATTCGTCTGTGACTTATCATATAATGATTGCCACTTCTTACTCTCAGATTCCCAGTCTACCTGTGAAGTCTCAGATTGCATCTCAGGTTGAGGGACACCTTCGTATCCTTCCTCAGTAAATGCACTATTATCCTCAACAAAAGGATTAGTTTCCTCAGTCCCAGCTACAACGTCATCTACGACGCCTTCGCTGGCATTTGCTTCAGCTATATAATCTTCCATGATTCTCCTTTCTACGATGTTTCGATATCTTCAGGAGCAGAACCAACGCCTTGTCCCATATTTTCCGTCAATGGCCTCAATTTCTCCAATTCGAACTTCACCGTATCGGCAAACTTATTTGTTTGCACTTTCTTTTCTGCTTTAGCGTCTGCCCGTACTTCAGATAAATCACGTTTGAATTTCTCAACCGCAACTCTCTTCTTGTCTTGGACAGACTCCCGTTGTGCCGTTTGCAAGTCTCCTCGCAATTCTTTGACTTGTTGTTGCAACTGTTCATTAGCTTGTTGCAACTGAGCAATCTCACTCATTCTTGATAAAATACTTTCTTTGTCGAATATCTCTGGGTTTTTCTTTAATACTTCTGTTCTATCAACTAAACCAGCCTGATAGGCTTCAAAGTACACTCCATACTCAGCCCATTTACTTGTTGGTAAAGTAGAACCTGCTTCAATTCTAACATCGTGTTGTCCAATATTGTTCCTATCTTTCGCAATATCGATAACAGTCGGATTCATATCACTATACAAAGTATTAACAGATACTTCATTGATATTATTATTAGGTTGTATCAATCTAAATATCTTTTGAAACGTATAATGTCCCTTAGAAAATGCATATAATAATTTTCCAATAATATTAATACCAAACTCAATATCCCTTAATTTTGACTTTGGACGCTCAGAACCAAGCATCATCATACGTTCAGTCCCTCGAACTGTATCAGGAGCTTTTTCTGAAAAACCATGCATCATCTCAGGTAATCCAAAAATAAAATCTATATAAAATTCAGCTTGTTCAATTAATCGATAAAATTCAGATGCAAGTGGTGTAGGAGCAGGATAATGAGGTTCTCCCTGAGAAGTATCAACCTCAATCACCGCATTTGGATTGGCCCAATCTCTTTCTAATTGTTCTAATCCATTAACAGCACTTCCTAAAGGAACTAATAGTTTTAAACCAGCAGAAGCCTGAGCGTGTGATAAAGCTAACGACCACAACTTATTGAGTAGTCTTTGCATTGGTCTTGTTCTTGACACATCCGATTTTGGATATGGTGTTCCAGACCATACATTAGGTAAGGGGACAATAGGATATACATCAGTATTGAGAACAGATTCATATAATAAAACCTCACCAACTGTCGCAACTACACCAATACGTGTTTGTAATACTTCTTCAAAGTTCATCAATCCACGCTCAAACACTCCTGGATTCTCTTCTAAAAATGCAGCAAATTCTTGTTCATTCATGACCATTTCCTCACCGCTACGAGAATCAACTACTCTGTAGAATGGTACTTTGGTCTTATAAAATCTTTCTAATATTTGGTATTTTTCATGATTAAAATGGTCTAAGTCCTTCGCTTCCGCTGGAGTTTTAATAACCATACTGTTCTTATTTTGAGCATCTGGATAATCTTCTTCTGAATATGTAGATATATCCTCAATAATTCCTGGAATGACCTCTCCAGTTTCTTCATCTATCTGAGCTCCTAAAAAGGGATATAGATTTACAATTTGCTCACCAGTCAAGATTGTTGATAGGATAATTGAATCAGCATCCTGAAAAAACCTATCACGAGATGATGGTGGTACATAAACACGAAATGGGTTAACGGAAGTAAACTTAACTTCACCCTTACCAAAATCTGCTTCATTATCGATATAAACATAAAGATATCCCAAACCTGTTACAGCATAATCATGAATGGCGTCTTTCATATGAACATCACCACTTGATATCTGCCATACATATCCTAAGATTGTTCTCCAAGCCGATGCGACTTTAACATCAGAATCTTCTCTTGGAACAGCTGTGAATACAGGAGGTTTAGCAGTTAATACACTTTTAAGCTTTTCAATAGCTGGTGATATCCTATCCATAGGAACATCAGCTTGATTACGTGATTGCATTTCCTCAGATTCAGCATTGGTAAAATGATTACCATGATAGAAGTCAATATCATTTCTTGCTTCTATTTCCCAGTCTGCTCGAGCATCACGCCATCTTCTATGTAGCTCTTGATTTTCTTTTGCTAATGGATGTTGTTCTATTGCCATAATATATGTGACTTACGCTTTGATGTTAAGTTAAGTATAAATAGCATAATGTCAAAGAGAAATACGCTAAAATCGACTAAAAGTTCCAAATTATCGTCTGCCACCTGTCATCCAGTTGTAATATCCTCTTAATTTACCTCTTTTTTTCTTCCCTGCCCTCATTTCTCCAACAGATATAGCAGTACTTAATGGAGCTTTAGAATAATAGTCTGCATAATATAATCCATCCATAAGGTCATCATTCTTTGGAACAGGGTGTTCAAACATCTCATCAACCAATTCTGTCATTTCTCTACGAATATATAATTTCTTACTATTTACAATCGGCCCTAATGATGTTTCTAATCTATCTGCTTTTTTAATACCTGCGGGTGGTTTAACACCTTTGAATATTCCTGGTATCAGTCTTCTATCCTCAGAAGCCATTCGAGTAACCATATCACGTACCATTTCCTGAGCAGCTACCGTTTCAATCGTAACTCTTCTAACAGGAGTATATTTTCTAGCTAATTTTATAATTTGTTCAGGTAAGTCAAAAGTAGGGATACGTTCACGATAATATTCTAATATATATCGATTCTTATTTGAATCTACCCCAATTACCATTATAACCTGAAAATCAGAATTTTGTGTTGCAGTAGCTGCTATATCAACTCCAATATAAACATTAATAGGAATTGCTTCATTTCTAATTACTAAATAGGAATAATTATCAATAGACTTAAATGCTCCATCATGATATTGTATTCTATCTGTTTTAAATGCTGCTGATGACAAATCACGAGCATCATTCATATATTCCTGAGCAAACTTGTTTACAAGACCTGCTTCAATAAATTCTCGTTTTTTAGAATCTAACTTAGATATTGGAAATTGTTCAGGCCAAATAGACTGACCATCTTGTAATGCTCTGTAGAATGTAACATCCCAAGGATATTTACGTTCTTCTCTCTTAGCTAATTTGCTACCATCAACAACCATTTGTAAGAAACTATCATAATGAACAATCGTACCACATAACCATATCCATCCTTCTTTTCCTGGAGATTCCTCTAATGCAGGAAATACAGTAGATACAATCCATTTTTTAATTTCATCTCTTCTTTCAGGGGTTTTGGTATTTAATTCAGATTCAAAGTCATCTAAGATAATACCAGTATAACGAACATCTATCTCAGTTCTACCACGAAGTCTTTGAGAAGTACCCTTAGCAATCAATCTATCTCCTTTGGTAGTTACAATATCCTTTTCAGTCCATCTATTACCAA